TATTTCTTTTATTTTGTTGCCATCAGTTGTATCAACTATTAGTGGATATCTATTTACCATTTTTGTCCTCGCTTAGTGTATTTATTTGCTTTGTCATTTATACTCTACCCACAACTGCTTCAACCATGCCACGGTCAGTGTCAGCTTTAATACCAACTGCTTTACCGATAACTGTACCAACCTTTGGATCGTTATCAACACAAGCATAACCTGGAATTGAACTTGCAACCAGCATATCACCTTTAGCAACTGCACCAATTACCTTAACTGGTACACGCCCTTGTAATGCTACACAAGTCTTAATGCCTGGGCATCCGCTGTTCATAATGTAAGCACTTTGATCACTTACAACACCGGCCACTCTTGTTGTACGATGTGTAGCACTTTCGGTAACTTCCTTATCACCGCCAAATACTAGTACAGTACCAATTTCATATTCACGATCGCCTTCATAGTATTCTGCTAAGTCAGCGTATGTTGCTTCAAAACGTGAGTTAGTAGTTAGACTCCATCTACCTGTAACAGTACCTGTTGTAGTTGCTGCACCTGTTGAGATAGTGCCTACTGTTATACCAGCAAATGTAGGACTGTCAGTTGTAGCAAGTCCTTCTGCACTACCTGAAACTTGTCCAGCTGCACTAATTGCTAGATCAAGTCCAGATTGTACAGTACTTGTACCTGCAGTTACAACAACAGTTCCTGTAGCATTAGGAATAGTAATAGTTCTATCAGCAGTTGGATCTGTAAATGCAATTCTAGTTTCAAATCCGTCTACTGTTCCTTCGTATGTAATAGCATTAGTTGTTGTTGTATTAAGAGTTAATGTACCATTAACTGTTAGGTTATCTGAAACAACAACTGACCCAGTTCCGTTTCCGCTTAAAGTAAGATTAGTATTTGTAGTAATGCTTCTTAAATCGTCAGTTTCAACACCAGTTGTAGTAACTCTTGCTTCAACATTTCCACCAGTAATAAATGCAATAACATCAGCGCCACCTAAAGTTTTACCTATTCCAGCACCGATACCGATGCCTGTACTAGTTGCATTTTTCTCACCCGGTGCTTCGATAAAGCTACTATAAATCCAACGTGCTGCAATAGCTGATGTTTCAGTTGTACCACCTGCTACTCCGCCTGTGCTACCAAACTCACTTGCTGCATGGATAGTACTTTCAGTTGGGCCAACTGCTATATCTCCAACTTTAATGTTGCCACCGGTATTGATAGTAGGTTTACTTGAGCCTGCTGCTGTTAAAATTGTTCCTTGTGCAGGAGTTTTAAATGACAGTGTTCCAGAGCTCTCAGCTAACACTTCATACGTAGCCGTACCACCGATAATAAGTGCAGTTGCTTGTAACTTACCTGATGAAGTACGCTTTGCTATTGAGTTATTAGTGCTATCTGTAGCAACTACTGTAGTTCCATAAACTCCTGTAGCAGTCTTAATTAGTGCGTCGCCGTTGCTAGCTGCTACACTAGTAAAGTCGCCGTCGGCTAAGCCGCCACCTTCATCAATAATGGTACTAAATGCTACTGCACTCGCATTACCTGAACCTGCTGCACTGCGACCAATAACAGTATCAGTAGCTAATGTTGGCAAATCAGCATAATCAACATCATTAGCCTTTAGTGTAACCCAACCATTTGTAACTGTAAAGTCGCCACTATCAAAACTTGCTAAGCCTAGATTAGCTTGTGTAATACCAGTAGCGTTTGCTCTAGTAGTTGCAGCATTCATAGCTAACTTACTTTGAGCAATTGCTGCTGAACTGTTAACATCAGCATTAAGAATCGAATCTTCTCTATACGCCAAATCAACTTCTGTTTTTGTATTATCGCGAGTTACTGTGATTACAATATCACTTGTTGATTTTTCAACTGCGTTAGTAAATTCATCAATTGGGTTTTCTAACACTACTGCTGTTGTACCGCCTGGAAATCCTACAACACCGTTATTAATAGGACTTAGTGTTGTACTAAAATCAGCAACAGTTGTTAGTGTGTAAGTAATAACTCTTACGTTCTTGTTTAACACTTTATCAAATCTAGACTCAAGTGCTACCACAGTACCTTGTGCAGTGCCATCAGTAATTGTTCCGCCGACTGTAAATGATCCTGGTGTTTCTGGATCAGTTAGTAATCTGCGTTTGCCTGTCGCAACTAATAGTTGTTTAGCTTTGTTGCCTGTTGTTACTGAATGTATAGTAACGTTTCTTAAATCATCTAATTCGTCATAGTTACTAACTGCTTGATCAACAAAGTCTTTAGTAGTTGCATCATTGTCGTCAGTTGGATCTAACAAGTTTTTAATTTGTTTGCTGTTAGCATTCAAGTTAGCTTCTAGCGGAGTTGATCCGTCTAGTGCTAAGAATCCTGGAGCAATACGACTAGTGCCCGTTAATTGAGCACTACCATTATGTCCTAGTCTACGACTGATATAATTAGCTACGGCTTTCTCAGTTGGAACTGCGGTGTCAGATAAGTCAACAAACAATTCGTCGTTCGAGAACTCGTCAATAGTAACACCTTCTTTAAAGCCTAAACTTGCAGCTCTTGAAATACCTACATCGCCTGCAAATGTAATACTACCAGTTGACTGGTCAACTACAAAGTACTTTCCTACACGGAAGAATCCATCATTGTCGCTGCTGATAAAGAATACTCTACCTTTACGTCTTTCCCATACTTGTGAAGAAGTAGCAACTCCTGCATTAGTGTATGCTTGCGCTTTTGAAAGAGTACCTCCAACTGGCTTGCCTAACAATACATTTGGATAGTTACTGGTGTTAAAACCACCAGTACCGATTTCAGTAAAATCGTGGCCTGTTGCACGCAATAACGAAATTGCAACAGTAATTTCAGCAGTTGATCCTGCTGGCAAGCCGCAATGAATATCACGTGCTGCTGTAGGTATTAGTCTAATACCTGAATCTACATTACCGTTAACATCAGTGCCCGAAACAAAATTAGTTTCAATGTACCATACACTTTCTACATCTACCCAACGTCCACCACTTGTATAGGTATCATACAATGTTCCGTCTAGCGTACTAGTTAAGCCTGCGTCAGTATACAATTCAAATGTATTAGTAGTTACATTGTTTACATAATAACTTGTACCATTTAATATAGTTGTACCACCAATTGAGTCAAATTCAACTCGGTCACCATTACTTAAATTATGTCCTGCACTTGTAATTACAACTGGATTAGTTAACGTAATGTTAGTAATTGCCCCAAAGGTCATTGGACCATAATCGATAACTTGTTGAGTTCTACCACCGTATGCAAATATCATACCTCCGGTGTAGCCAACATCTCCTGGTACTAATACAGTTTGATTAACTGCGTCAGTAGATTGCTGTACAATACGAATTGCATCAACATCGGATAATTTATTAATTGCTAGGTAAGTATCTGTTACAGATGCTCCTAAAGTTCCGCCTCCTGCTGGTGCGCTAACACCTCTATTTGAAAAATCAATAGTAGCAGTTACATAAGAATAATCGGCATCAAAGACTGCTTTAATTTGAGTGCTTGTTAATGGTTGATTTTGATCGTCTGCTGTAGTAAATCCTGTACTTCTATAAGTAGCAGTATCATTTTCATCAAAGTTAATAGCAGTACTTGGACGTTCAGTGATATCTTGTGTATCGACGTTATCAAAGATATAGTTTTCACCATGTCTATATTCGATTATATCTCTATGAGCTACATCATCTTGCAAATCGGGGAAATAATCAATATTTGAACTTGCTTCTTGAATTGTCAATCTGTAAACAGAATTGCTAAATCGTCCTGCAAAGTTTGTAAACACTGCATCTACATTAATAGTTAAATCATTAACACCGTCTGTTCCACCGACATCTGCTCCTGATACTACAATGTCATTGCCTATTGCATACCCGCTACCTATATTTGAAATACTAGTAACAGTAGGAACACCTGCTGAAATTGTGATTGTAAATGTTGCACCGGTACCTACACCAGTAGTAGACTTTTGCCCTACTAAAGAATAAACGCCATTTGTTCCAGCAGTGCCCGATACATATGATGCTTCTTCTATACCAGTTACAACAACTGCTCCGCTATCGCCATCGACACCATCTCCGTTAGGATCTGATAAGTTTTGTACGTTAGTAATTTTATAGTTAAGTCCGCCTATTATTCCGCCATGATCTATATAGATATAAGCGTTTCTCATTGGAGCTTCTTTAAAGTCGTAAACTGTGATACTTGTATCTGTTGCTGCGTTTGTATAGCCACCGTATGTAAATGCCTTAATACTTTGAACCATGTTTCGTGCAGTTACAACTTGATCTGGAATTTCGTTAGGATCAGCACCTTCTGCAACAAGACCAAAGTTACCATAACCGTTAGAACCGTTTAATGATCTAATTTCTGAACCGTTACTTGCATAATATGCTGCATGACAGTAGTATGTAAACATACTAACCATCTCAGAGAATGCACCATTGTTGGTAACAAGACCGTATGCTAAATCGTTAATTTGCGTATAGTCGTTACCTAATATACTTCTGTTACCAGCACTCTGTAAGAATATGTCTTGGATAACATCATTTTGATCATGCCCGATATCACCTATATCATCAGTTCCAATAAAGTTCCAGCCATTGCCGTTATTTGAACCCGGATCAAGATATATAACAGCTCTGCCTAACGCACTATCATAGTTTGATATAGCGTTAACTTGATATCGTTGTCCTTGATAATAGAAAGGAGCAGGAAGTTCTGGTATTCTTAATTTAAGTCCTTGCTCTATACCACCAACGTCCTGCGATTCAACATACAAAGTAAATGCATTCAATCCAACACTGCCGTTCGCATCTGTATAGTTTCCAGAGTTTCCTTGAACACGCATTGGAATGTTACCGGCAAATGCATCAACATACATACCGCCTCGGAATGCTTTCTTGTTTTCACTCTTAGAAAAACTTGATGCAGTTTGAATGTATGGTGATTTAGTAAGTACTTGACCTTCTGGATCAAGTACGCACATAAATCCTCCGTGTCCTTGCACAGTGACGTTTCTAATAATAGTTGCGTCATCCATTAAGAACACATCCATGCCCTGAGCATCGTTGCGAAGAGGTGGATTATAATCTGTATCAAATGCAAATACTATTATATCAACTAAAGTGCCTACTGTACTAACACTGCTATTAACTTGTTTCCATTTAATAGTATTTGTAAGTTGACCGAATGTTAATGATAGCGGATCAGTATCTTCATCTGTTGCTGTTGAAACATGTGTACGCAATGCTCTATAATACAATGTACCTTTTTTAACAAAATCACCTTGAGTATATGATACATCTGCTGCCCAATCTGGTTCAGCTGCTCCTCGACTAATGTCAGGATCATAATTAGTTCCAGCATTCTTAGTAGGTGCAACTCCTCTTAATAATTGTGTAACTAGCGTTGCTATATGATTAATTGCTGCCGCAGTTTCTGCTTCTTGGCCGGCAAACCCTGCACTAATATATCCTTCCCAGTATTGTCCTTGATTTTCTAAAGAAAATTCTGTGCCGCCAGCAATAAGATCTTTAACAATTCCATCTACAATAATACCAGTATCACGTCTACATTTTGTTTCGTTATATACTAATGTAGGGTAAGTACTTTCAATAAAGTAAATAACTTCATCTTGTATGAATTCTTTATTACTGTCGACAATTTCACTTGCAATTACATATTTGCCAAGATTATTTACAGTAGGACCAACATTTGCAGGCTTAGTATTATCAGTTAAATAATGGCGACCAAAGTATCCTTGTGTTTCGCCGGTTTGATTAATAAAAGGAGTACCTGTTGTAGCTATAGTTAATCCATCAAATTCTGCATCTCTATAGAAATATGTGTTAGCATATATACTTTGTGATTGTCTACGCTTAGGACGTATAATTACTCGTCTAAATTCATCACCTTTTAGTGATACGTTTTTAGCAAGTTTAATAGGATAATCTTCTTCGTAGATACCTGTTTCGACTCTAATTGTAACTTGTTTTGCCTTAACGTAGTTTCCTAATTCAATTTCTTCGCCTATTTCAAATGCTATTGGATTAAGTGGTTGTAGATAAAAGATAGTAGAACTAGTGTCTTGAGCAAATGTAATAATTCGAGAAATTGCTCCACTACGCTTACCTTTTAATACCTTACCAGGAATAGCATCAGTATTTGATGGATTTGTTTGATCCAACTCTCCTGCTGTACTATTTGTTAGTTCTAGAGTATATCTGTTACCAAATGCAATGTCTGCACCTGCTTCAATACCATTTGCAATAATATTTCTAATTAAATTAATGTTATTAGTAATTGCTGCTGCACCGTTTGGTTCCGCGCCGCCAGACGCTCCGTCCCAAACTTGTGCTTGACTAGTATCTTGTACAAATTTAGTTTGATATCTTAAACCAATTTTACCGCTTACAAAGGGAGTATATGCGCTATTATCAAACGGAATAGTTAATGCTGAATCTGTAAATATTTCAAAACTGCTAGTGTTAATTACTTTAATATATGCAAACTCTCCTTCTATTTCTGTCATACCAGTAATACTGTCAAATATAACAATGTTACCATTAGCCAAACCGTGAGTAGTTGTAGTAGTAATTAACGAAGGAGTGTCACCTGATTTAACAACAATGCTTTGTATTGTCTTTTCGTTATATAATTTATTTTGCAGAATCGAACTAGTAATCAATTGCCCTAGGAATGCAAAACTATCATTAGTTTGTTCAAGCTGTGATGTAATAGCAATTCTACCACTAACACTTGAATAGTATCTTTCTGCTGCTGTTCTTGATAGATAATTAGCAGTATTACCGCGTTCTGCATCAATTCGTATGCTATCGACTATAAGTCCTATATCACGTTCGCAAGTTGCAACATTGTAGGAATAATCAGGATAAGTGTAAGCAATGTAACCTGATACTTCAGAAATAATATGTTGCTTATTTAATTTTAAAGTTGCACTTGTAATAATGTTAACACCGTTTTCAACACCTTCGCTAAGTGTTACCGCAGGAGTTGTAAAGTTCGAATGTGTTAGTGTTTGAAAGTATGGTCCAGGCTCTTCTGGTGATGTTCTAATTATTTCTGCTGCTCTACGTGCTGCTGCGTTAATTGTTCTAAATGCGTATGTAGGAGAAGTACCTTCTCTACCTGCAGGAACTCCTTGCATAGTATCGTCGCCGATTGTACTAACATTAAGAACTTCAGGACTAGAATACGCTGTGTTGTCTACGTAATATTTTGTAGCAGCTTGTAAGTCTTCTATGCCGTTTGGAGAACCATCGCCTGCTAAATCACCTGGGTGATCGTGCAAGTACAATGTACCTGACATAGTATCGCCTTGTCTACGAACAACACTTTGACGTGGCATTGCTACATCAGCTAAGAAATTCCCTGCAAGTGTAGGATCATATCCTGCGTCAGTAATAGAATGAATATCTGTAGCAGCAATTGTACCTGAAACTGATATCTTATTAACAGCAGCTTCTGCTGAATTTTCTGTAGCTGCTTGAGCTGCTGTTGCAAACAATGACAACTGATCAGCATTTACATATCTAATGTAATATGTTTCTCCGCTGGTTAAATTAGTAGGATCAGTATCTTCTGCATTAAACACAAAAGCAGTACCATTAGCACCACTATCATAGCCATGTCCACTAATAAATAAATTGCCATCAATATAGTTTGTAATAGTTAATTGATATTGCGAGCTAGAAATAGGTTCTGCAGCAACGCGAACTGGTAATCCGCTAGTAATGTATCGTCTATCAGCATAACCTTTAGTAATAACTAAATCATCAATGGTATAACTAGTACTTCTACCAGGCTGTGAATTAAGTGCAGTTGCAGCACTTTCCGATATCTGTACTCCTCCAATTGCAAAATTTGCAGCGTTTAAATGTCCGCCTAGCGATGGATTAATATTGTCGTCAACAATCGCACTAAATGTAGTTGATAATATGATTTTACCTGGAATACTAATAACATCAACTTCTATACTATCACTAGCTGCTGGATTAAGATCACTATCGCTTCCGATAGTACTGTATATAATTTCTGTTCCAGTACTGTCTGTAGTAAGAATCTTTCCAGACTCAATAGTGTTAGGTGTATCGCCTAGCGTAGTAAATCCAATTTGCCCACCTTGGCCAAATACTGCGTAGAGCTCTTGGAAGTTTTCATTTACCTTACGAAACGACTCACGAATACTATCGCCTGTGCCGTCGTTACCTTCTACGCCGATGTTTACATCTTGTTTTGCCATTGTTGTGCTCCGTTAAATTACTGGTGTTGCCAGTTTGTCTATATCAAAATTTACGCTAACTCCGCAACCACATGCGGATTTTGCGTTAGGATTTCTTATCTCAAAATTTGAACCAACTATGCTTTTAACATAATCAATTTCTGTTCCTACTA